AAGCAATGAAGATGGCGGCTATCGGAAACGTTTGGATTGACATGGATCCCGACGCACAAGAAGCAATCGATATGATTTGCACGAAGATAAGCCGCATTGTTACAGCCGACTGGAGGTACGTCGACAGCTGGCGGGACATTGAAGGATTTGCCAAGCTAGTAGCCGATCGGCTGGAAGCGGAGGAACTGCGGAAAAATTTGACAGGTCATTAGGTCGGGATAAGATACCATCCAGGATACCCATGCGCTGGCGGGGGTGGTGCGTCTGACCCTCGCACTAAATGCCCCCGCCAGCCTCTTCTATTTTGGGGGCTGGAATGAAAGAAAAACTTGATTCGCTTGTGCGTTCACGTCGCTTTTGGGTGGCAGCCGCTGGTGTTGCCGTTGTGTTTCTCAAGGAGGCGGTAGGCGTCCCGCTAAGCGAAGAACAGATTACGCAACTGGTTTTGCTGGCCGGTTCGTGGATCGTCGGCGAATCTTTGCGATCGAGCGAGGGCTAAGCCAATGGATAGAATCCTTGCCCGCAGGCGAGCAAAGAAGCACGCTCGCAAGGTGGCCGCCGAATTGTGGCGGAAGCATCGCGATCGGGATGCATGCCTAAATGAATTCAATGAGATCGCCAAGAGCGATCCGCAGTTGGTCGGATTGGATCCGGCTACCATCTTTCTTTTGGTCCAGATGGCTTTGAAGCTTTGGGCGTGGTGGCGGCAATATCAGAAAGACAATCCAGGCGATTCTCCAGAGCCGGGCGAGCCATGGCAGGAGGATGACGACGATGTTTGATGACATGCTGGACAATCCTTGGCGGGCTGGGGCTTTGCTGATCGGGGCTTATTGGGCGTGGCGGAATATCCTTGGTGGTAACAATCAGCCACAACCACAGCCACCACAGCCACCTCCCCCGCAACCAGATCCGCCACCGCCACAGCCGACGGGAGCGGTTAGCCGGTCGGATGCCATGCGAGCCGCCGACGTCCTAGCTTCCTACTTGACGCAAGCCGGAAACGAATCCGGCAAAGCAGATCTAGCCAAGGTGGTCAACGCGATTTGGGGCAAGTGATGCAACCGTTTGACCGATGGGCACCGCTGATTGTGGTTGTGCTCTTGCTGCTATCTAGTGGCAAGGGTGGCGGTATCGTTCCGGTTCGCCCTGTCGATCCAATTACTGGGGCCTGGGTAGTTGTTGTTGAGGAGACAAGCCAGCGAACGCCAGAGATTACCAAGGTAGTCACCGACGCGGCATTCTGGCAATCGGTTCGGGATCGCGGATTGAACTGGATTATATTCGACAAGGATCAGCCGGAAGCGGCTGGCCAGGTCAAGGCGCTGGCCGGCAAGCTTCCGGGGCTTGTTATTCAAACACCAGGACAGCAAAGCAAGATCCTTTACGCGGGCGAATTGCCCAAGAGAAAAGAAGAGATTAACGCTTTGATTCGGAGGCATGCCGGATTATGAGCGAAGTTATTTTGATCGATGGCGTTCAGTATGGGACCGGGCTACTTGTCCCGACGTTTAAGCCAAAGACGTTTCCCGTTTATGGTGATAACGGGCCGATGTTTACGCGGGACCAGATCGGCAAGATTGTTACCGATCCGGAACGGGTGGCTGGTTCCCGATTGTTTACTCCGGAAGAATGGATCCGAAGCCAGGGCAACGTAGGCAGTTGCAATGGGCAAGCCGCATCCCATGCATTGGAGCGGACGCAAGTAAGCCGCGGCATCAAGCGACGGCGGCTATCCGGCGAGGGGCTTTACGCTTTGATTAACGGCGGGGTCGATCAAGGCAGTATGCTCGATGATGGGATGCATGCGTTAGTTAATAACGGGGCACCAGAGGAACAGTACGTTCCGGTTGCTCGATTCTTTACGCAGCGTCAGCTATCCCGCGATGCCGTGGAGTCGATGAAACGGAACAAGGCGCACGAATGCTACCGGGTCGAAACAGAAGACGAACTGGCGAGCGGGCTGGCCGCTGGGTTCTGCGGGGTGGTTGCGGTTCATGCAACCAATAGCTACGGGCGATTAGATGGCCGGGGCGTTTCACCCCCAGCGAGTGGCGTTGGGAATCATGCGGTGTTGGTCCATGATGTCCGGCTTTCTCCGTCTGGCGGTTATGAATTTGAGTCGGCCAATTCATGGGGTTTGAAGTGGGGGAACCGTGGCCACAACTGGTTGACGTGGGCCAGCCATTTGCAGTCGACCATTAAATATCATGCGTTTTATCTGATTCGTTCGGCTGGGTTTGCGGACTCTGATTTGCCGGGGGTGATTGTATGATCTTTACGCCAACGCTCCTTGCTGCGGTAGATACAAGCTTGGTGGGTATATTGCTAGGTGGATTGAGCGTTCTTTCTGGTGTGGTGATTCATCTTTATAAACAGGTGGAGCGCAACACCGAAGCAATCAAAGCCGACTTGAAGGAATGCCGGGAGGATCGGGAAGCGTTGTGGAAGTCGATTCAGTCGATAGAACGCAAAACAGGAGATGGCAAGTGAGCTATCGAAAAGTCATTGAGTCCATCGACGGCTGGGAAGACCTGACTGAAGCGCAGATTCTTTTCAACGCCAAAGACCCAATCCACCTGCTGGTCGATCGCCAGATGTGGACGCTGCTGGGCATCGCACAGATCGTTGGTGATGCAAATGTCGAGCCATTGATTTCCTTCCTCCAGTCGATCGGGCTGGGCTGGATCGTTCATCAGGCTGGCGGGTCTGGCCTGCCGATTGGTGATGCTGAATTCAATGCAAAGTTGCTCGCCATTCAGCACCCAGCGTGCCAAGCGATCGCGGCTGTTGGTCGTCGGATGGTCTCGCTTTGTGGGCTGAACAAACTGCCAGAAGCAGACGCGCAGATTGTCGCTGCGTGGAAGTCGATGAAAGTGGAAAAGAGAAAGTCTGAACTGCGCAAGGCATCGTCAGACCAGCACAATGCCAGTGCGAATCGGCATAATGCCAACATCGCGGCCATCGACGAATGGGACGGCAACCCAGCGACGGAGCCTAGCTTGTGACAATCTCCCGGATTAGTTCCGCATCTGCCGCTTCTGATTCTGTCACTCTCGGCACGCACGCCGCTGGTGACATGATATTCATCTGGTCGTGGAATGACGGATCGGCGACAATACCATCACTGCCTGCTGGCTGGCTGAGCATTCACACCGCCACCGCCGCGACGGGATCTTATCGGCTTGGATACAAGCTGGCGGCCAGTGGCAGCGAGACATCTGGAACATGGACCAATGCCGACGGGCTCATCGCTGTTGTTTATCGCTCGGATGTTGGTATCGTTGTGCCTGCATTTTTTGCAACGAACACGGCCACTAATACGACCGTCGCATATTCGGCAATCGTGGCCGCCGCGAACCGCGAAAACGTTGACCAGTGGTTTTTCGGCGCCGCTGTTCAGCGCAACGAAACGAACGCTCTAGAGACTGCGCCAAGCGGAATGACAAATGTGACTAGCCAAGTCGGCACTGGTTTCAAGATGGCTTGGCACGATACGAACGCTGATGCGAATTCATTCACCGCCGCGAACGTGTCCGTGACAACCTCCGCTCTTTGGCGAACTCTTGTTGTGCAGATTTTCGAGCAAGCATACCCGACATCGAGCGGTGGCGGCGCGATGTTTCTTCCTCGTGGTTTTGACGGGGGATATTTTGGATGAAACGAACGATAAAGGCCGGAACGACCGACTTTAACTTGACCGTGATTGCTTACGACAACACAAGCACGAGCGGTGCTGGGCTCTCAGGCCTTACTCACACCACCAGCGGTCTAATTCTTGAGTACAGGCGATCAGGTGATTCTTCATGGACTCAGCTTGGCGTAGGAACTGGACTGGTTGCTGGCACCTTGGGGTCTTATGTGAGTGGCGGTATCGTTGCGAGCGGTTCCCGCGCTGGGAGATACCAAATAGGCATCCCTAACGGGGCGATCGCAGCAGGTGCCACATTCGTTGAGATATGTCTTCGCGGCGCGACAAACATGCATCCGATCGACATAGAAATTCAGCTCGACGCGGTTGATTACCAGGACGCTACAGCGTTTGGTTTGTCTCGGATCGATGCGACGATCGGAAGCAGGGCAACGCAAACTAGCCTCGATACCGTTGCTTCTTACATTGATACTGAGGTCGCAGCGATCAAGTCTAAGACAGACAATCTGCCATCCGATCCCGCAGACGCAAGCGACATTGCAGCATCATTTGTCACTGTAAACAATACGCTGTCTACGATTTCTGGATACATCGATACCGAAGTGGCGGCGATAAAAGCAAAGACCGACAACCTTCCGGCAAATCCAGCAGCAGTCAGCGACATCCCGACCGCCAACCAGAATCGTGACGCGATCCTTAATGCCGACCCGAACGCCGGATACACTAACGGATCTTTTGGCGATCGGTGGATAATTAGCAACAGCAATAACCGAACAGTGAAGGTGTCTGGTGCCGGGGCTGGTCATGTTGCAGCGGATCTACACACATCGCAAACGGACAGCCTGACGGCAGACGCGATAACCGCAGCAGCAGTCGCCAAGATCCAGAATGGACTTGCCCTTGAAGCGTCTTCGCAGTCGATCCTTGCACGAATCGGAGCATTTACTGGAACTGGAGTCAACACAATCCTTGGGTTCTTCCGGGCATTGCTTCGGAGCGATGCAAGCATCACGACCCCAAGCGACGTTGGCGGCACTTACACTCACACCACGGATTCGACCCAGGCGATTCGTGATCGTGGCGATGCGGCATGGACCACGGGCGGAGGCGGAGGAGGATCTACTACCGTCAATGTTCTGCCTTATACGGGGGCGGTTCCGGATCGAGTTGAAGGCACAACGATCAAGGTGTTTTATAACGAGCTAACGAACGTATCGGTTGGAGTGACGGATGCCACCGGAGCGGCGGTAACGCTTGACGCGAAGACTCTTCGATTTTGCGTCGAGGATCGGTACGGTGTGGACGTGTTGACGCTAAACGATGGCAGCATAACGCGAAGCGGATCGACATTTACGGTTCAGATTCCGCAATCATTGACTGATACGGTCGGGGCGAATTATCGTTGGTCGCTACGCGATTTGACGAGTTCCCTAAATACCGTTCTGATTCATGGGCAACTAATTGTTGCGGAGGCGGCAGAGGATGAAGCTTAGCCTATGCCGTTGCGGGGGGACCAGAACGGCCAGCGGGTGCGATAGGTGCAAGCCGCATCGATCGCAAAGCGGAAAGACAACCGCCGAGCGTGGATACGATCACAAGTGGCGGATGCTTAGCGAACGATATCGGGCGGAGAATCCGCTGTGCGAGGCATGCCAGAATGCGGATAAGGTGACGCCAGCAACGGAGGTTCACCATATCATTCCGGCATTGGAAAGCGAATACCATCGACTTGATAGAAACAACCTGATGGCGTTGTGTAGGCAATGCCACCTTGAGATCGAAGGATTAAAACGTGCCGGGAGTGCCAGGTAGAAGCGGAAGGCGTGGCAAGCTTACTGCACAACATATTGCCGAAGGAACGTACCGAGCCGATCGCCATGCCGAACGGGTGGAGCTTGTCATTGGATCCAGCAAGCCAAAGCCGATGCTGTTGCTTGGCAAGGATGAACAAGAGCTTTGGGACATGGTGACAAGCGGACTGCCTGAGCATGTATTGCATGAAATCGATTCGCCTACGTTGACGATGCTAGTGGCACTGTGGAGCCAGTGGAAGCGGCTATGGGAGCTATGGCAAGCCGACCCGCTAGACCGTGAGCTAAGGAAGTCAACGCTTGAGATTGGGGCACAAGCACAACGCATGTTCTCTCAGTTTGGAATGAGTCCAGCGGATCGATCCAGAATCAAAGCAGCGCAAGAGAAAAAGAAGAGCCCAGCGGATGCGATCAAAGAGATGCTGGAAGCTAAGCTTGGCAAATGAGCGACACAAAAAAGCGAGTCCAAGAATACATTGAAGGAATCAGGAGCGGGAAGATTGTAGCCGGACGATGGCTGAAAGCAGCAGTCGAAAGGCATCTTTATGATTTGGAACATGCAGAAGAAAGAGGACACTACTTCGATGAAAAGCTTGCTGACCTTGCTTGTTATTTTTTTCCTACTTGCCTTCGCCTCGCCAAAGGAGAATGGGCAGGCCGCCGATTTGACCTTTCCGAATCTCAGTTGTTCATTGTCTGGAACTTGTTCGGCTGGAGGCGTAAAGACGGAACCCGCCGTTTCCGTTACGCATACCTCACAGCCGGTCGCAAGTGGGGCAAGTCTGAGTTTGCAGCAGGAATTGCCTTGCTACTTACCATCCTCGACTACCCTTGCGAGCCAGCCGCTGAGGTCTATTGCGCAGCCACCAAGGAAGATCAAGCAAGAATCGTGTTCAACGTTGCAAAGGAGATGGCCCGCACCAGTGAGATCCTTTCTGCGCAATGCACCCCTCTTGCGAAGGCTATCTTGGTAAATGCGGACGGATACCAGGCCAATTCGTTTTTGAAGCCGATTGGATCGGACAGCAAAACATCCGACGGATTAAACATCCATGGTGCCGTACTCGATGAAATCCACGAATGGAGAGATCGGCACTTAGGATTGTATGACAAGCTGACCACGGCCAGCGGGGCAAGGAGGCAACCGCTAATCGTGATGATTACCACGGCGGGCGATGATCGATCTACCGTGTGGAACAATATCGATAGTATTTGCACGCAGGCTTTGCAGGACTACCGGAACGACGACCCAATAGGCGACACCTACTTTGCATTCATCGCAAGGATCGATGATGCGTGGATCGATGCCAATGGTATCGAACATCCGGCGGATGATCCATTTGATTCGGCATGCTGGAAAA